AACTGGTGCTCAAGGTGCACAAGGATCTACCGGTTCTCAAGGACCAACTGGTGCTCAAGGCGCAGCTTCGACAGTTCCTGGTCCACAAGGCGCGCAAGGAATAACTGGTTCCCAGGGTCCACAGGGAACAACTGGTTCTCAAGGACCACAAGGACCTTCGGTTCAAGGACCGACGGGACCACAAGGTGCACAAGGAATTATCGGACCTCAGGGACCGCAAGGAACAACTGGTGCTCAAGGTGCTGCTTCAACCGTTGCCGGTCCTCAAGGCGCCCAAGGTTTGCAAGGTATCCAAGGACCACAGGGACCGCAAGGCCTTACAGGTGCACAAGGTGCAGCATCTTCAGTTGCTGGTCCTCAAGGTGCTCAAGGATTACAAGGCGCTCAAGGTGCAACTGGTCCTCAAGGATCTCCTGGAATAAACGGAGCACAAGGTGCAACTGGTGCTCAAGGCGCGGCAGGTTCAAGTATAACAGGTGCTCAAGGTGCAACCGGACCACAAGGTGCCCAAGGAAGTGCATCTGGTGCTGTCGCGCCTATTCTAAGACACGTCACCGCAGGATTTACAAGTGGCGGCCAAGTTTTTGTAACAGCGACTCAACCTACTGCTTCAGCGGCTGGTGATATCTGGATTGACACTGCAGGAACTACAGGATATACACAAAGTCTCTCGTCAAATGGATGGACTAAGTTGCCAAACGGAGCAATTATTCAGTGGGGAACAGTAACTGTTACTCCAAATACTACAGGATCTGGATCATTTCCAACATCGTTCACCGCGGTTGCCCGAGCTGTGATGAATGGCGTAGGAGATACAGGCGTATTTGGACAGGCTTCTAAAGGTGCAACCATTTTTAGTGTATCAACAACTGGTTTCAGTTGGTTTAACGGAGATGAAAGTTCTCATACCGGTTACTGGTTAGCAATGGGATATTAATAAAATGACAATTTACTACAGCCCAACAACAAAAGGTTTTTACGATACTGATTTTGGGTATCCGTCATTGCCGCAAGATATTGTTGAAATTACCGCAGAGCAACACCAGCAGTTTCTCCATGGTATGAATATGCAAAATAAAGAATTGGTTTTATCACAAGGAAATCTTGTTTTGCAAGATCGAGTCGTGGTAATTACTTGGGAACAAATTAGATCGAAAAGAAATAATCTTCTAGCTTTATCTGACTATACTCAAATGGCAGATTGGCCTGGAGATAAAACTGCTTGGGCTACATATCGTCAAACTTTAAGAGATCTTCCTCAGACTTATACAAATGCAGCAGACGTTGTTTGGCCATCTAAGCCAGGAGAATAATAAGTGCCGCTAACGTTCCTATCTGCTAAACCTGTTAAATATTGGAACGGCTCGTCGTGGGTCGGGAGCCAAGATTTTGCCGCCGTTAAAATGTGGAATGGATCTACGTGGCAATATGTAGGAATACGTCCGTATGCAGATGTAGCCTTAGTTACTTTTAGTCCCGTGGGCGGCACAATATCATCTCCGACTTTTGACACTGCCGAAGCGTATGGTTCCCAAGCAGGTTATACTATCACAGCTTCTTCAAGCGTAGTTTGGACTTATACTGGAGGAGATGGATTTAGTGGATACGCCAGTGTTGCAAGTGGAGGAAGTGCTTCATCAATTGAACTTGTAGCAGCTTATACAGGTGGTTTCAATGAACAAACGTTTAACGTATCAGCATCAAATGGTGCAGAAACTAAATATTGGGTGATAACTGTAACATCTTATAGTTTTGAATAAACATAGCGGAAGAATTAAATGGCACTGAAAGCAAATATCATTATCGATCAAGGCACTTCATTTGCTACGTCTATTGATGTGACTGATGAAAATGGTAACATCGTAAATCTTACAGGATTTACAGGTGCCGCTCAGATGCGTAAGCATTATACTTCGACCGCTCAAACCGCATTTACAGTTTCGATTACTGCTGTGACTGGCGTCGTCGCTCTTTCGATGTCGGCAAATACCACAAATGGCCTTACAGCCGGAAGATACGTATATGACTGTGAGTTGACTGATGGCAGCGGAACAGTTTCTCGTCTTGTTGAAGGTATCGTCACAGTTACACCAGGAGTTACAAGATAATGGCAGGTGCATCTCGTTTAGTCGCTACAATTACAAATAACAACGGCAGATTATCATCTGCTGGTCCTATTACTCTGAAAAATCAAATTCAAGAAATACGAAGTATTGAAAACATACTCGACGTCAGCGTCGTTGAAGCCGCCAATGGCGCTACATTAATCTACAATTCTCAAAATGATAAATATGAGGTGAGACAACTGTCATTCGCGGATCTAGCAGTAGATCTCGACGGCGGATCATTTTAACCTAAAAGGAATAGCCAAATGGCAGACAATTTAATTCAAATTAAAAGGTCGTTAACGACAGCTGATGCGCCAACATTAGCTAACGGTGAATTAGCGTTTACAGCAAATGGCGATCACTTATTTATTGGTTCGAATGGTGCTTCGATCACCATTGCCGGTAAATTTAATCCTGGTATACTGACCGCCAACCAAGCACTCGTTGCGAATGGTACCTCTGGTATCGACAAGATTATTGTTGCTAACGCTGTTGTGACAACAGTTACAGCCAATGGTTCGACGGGTACCAACGGACAAGTACTGAGTTCAAATGGAACAGCCGCTTATTGGGAAACTCCTACTTCTGGCGTATCTGGTTCAAATACACAAGTTCAATTTAATAATTCTGGCGCATTAGCCGGAGACGCAGACTTTACGTTTGATAATACCAATAATAAACTGTCTGTTGCCGGCGGCGTTCTTGCTGGCTCTGGCGGTAACTTCGTCGTTGGTTCTAATTCTTTTGTTGCGAATGCCACCGGTGTATTCTCTACAGGCACCGTGAACGCAGCGATTGTGAGTGTTGGTACGGCGTTCGTAGCAAATGCCACACAGATCAATATTGGAACTAACGTTGCTCTTAATGCAAATGGCACAAATGGTACTGCAGGACAAGTTCTTGCATCGAACGGAACAGCTGTATACTGGGTAACACCTCAAGATGGTGATATTACATCAGTCGTAGCCGGTTCTGGTCTTACTGGTGGCGGTACATCTGGCGAGGTAACTCTTGATGTTGGTGCTGGTAACGGTATCAGCGTCTCTGCAGACGCGATTGCTGTAGTTGCAAATAGCGGTCTTGCTTCAAATACCTCAGGCGTACACGTTATTGCAAATAACGGTCTATCTGCAAACGCAACAGGCGTTTTTGTTGTTGCCGGAGCTGGTATTGCTTCGAACGCAACAGGTGTGCATGTCGTATCTGGTAACGGTACGATTGTTTCGAATACCTCGGGCGTTTATGTCAATGCTGCTGCACTTTCAATTGCCACATCGCAACTTTCAGGCGACGTTGCTCTTGGTTCGGGTACATCAGGCGACTATGTTGCTACTATCACAGCTGGTAACGGTATTTCTGGATCCTCATCTGGTGAAGGTGGTGCAGCCACGATTGCTGTTGTAGCAAACAACGGTATTGTATCGAATACTTCAGGCGTCTTTGCCAAAGCTGCTAACGGTATTTCTGTTGATGGCGCTGGTATCAACGTTGTTGGCGGTGATGGTCTTACAGCTAACGCGACTGGAGTTCATGTTGGTGCTGCTAACGGTATTAATGTCACTGCAGATGCAGTTGGCCTTACCACTGGTTCAACACTCACGGTCAACTCTGCTGGACTCCATGTTAATACTGCACTCTCGATTACAGATCTTTCTCTTTCCGGAAATCTGACTGTTCTCGGTACGCTTTCGACAATCGATACTACCAACCTGACAGTCCAAGATTCGCTGATCGAGCTTGCAAACGGAAACGCAACAACCGACATTCTTGATATCGGTCTTTATGGTCAATACGGTGCCACTGGAGCTAAATATACCGGTCTTTTCCGTGATGCTACAGATGGCGTTTATAAGCTCTTTGCTGGTTCTCAAACAGAACCTACAACAACTGTAGACACTGCAGCAGCCGGTTATACTACTGCTACATTACAAGCATTCCTAAACTCTGGTGGTTTGGTTTCGAACGCGACTAACGTTACTCTTACTGCGAACTCGACACTCGCGGTTGGTATCACAGCGAATACATTGAGTCTTTCGACTGCACTGCCTGGAACAAGCGGTGGTACTGGACTCGCGACTGTTACTGCAGAAGACATTTTAGTTGCTAACTCTTCGAACGGTTTTAGAAAATTAGCTGTTGGCTCTACTGGATTCGTGCTTCAGTCTAACGGTACAGCAGTTGTATACGCAACCCTCGACGGCGGGACATTCTAATTTATGGAAGCTGAATTTGTAAATGAGTACATCAATCGATTACTCGCGAGTGTACATGATCTTACAAGTAAGAACATCATGCTAGAAACAAGACTGGTCATGGCCGATAAAACCATGACCAGTCTTCAAGCAAAAATTGTTGATCTTGAAAAGCTTGGAAATAAAAATAAAAAAGCTGAAGATACTTCTGTATAAATAGAATATTAGGGGTTACATAACCGCTTCGTTGCTCTATATAGAGGTTGAGAATGGCAAATAAATTTCAATTTAAGCGCACGACAATTTCTGGTCGTACAGCTAATACTACTGACGTAGCAAATTCCGGCTTTATTGATAACGGTGAATTTGCAGTCAACCTAACTGACCGTAAAGTCTTCTCTTCAGATGCTGCGAATGCCATCTTTGAAGTTGGTTCAAATCTCTCTTCTCTCGCTGTCACTACGATCGTAGCCAACGGATCTTCTGGATCCAACGGCCAAGTTCTTTCATCGAATGGAACAGGAGTTTATTGGGGCTCAGGCGGTACGGCAAATGCTGCTACCATGAATACCTATACGTTTACTGTCACATCGAATACCACGGTGTTTACAGGATTAGACGACACATCAAACACATTCGTATATACTTTAGGGCTTGAAAGCGTCTTCATTAATGGTTCGCGTCAGATTGCGGCCGTTGACTATAACACGACAAATACCACGGTCTTAACGCTTACATCGAATGCGATTGCTGGTGATATTGTTCAAGTTACAACTTTAAATGGTGCTTCACTTACTCTCGGATCTCAAGGCGCTCAAGGTGCTCAAGGTGCAACCGGTGCACAAGGTGCTCAAGGCACAACGGGTGCTCAAGGCGCTCAAGGTGTTGCTGGCGCTCAAGGTGTTCAAGGCGCAACTGGCGCAACTGGTGCTCAAGGCACAACGGGTGATCAAGGTGCTCAAGGTGTTGCTGGCGCTCAAGGTGTTCAAGGCGCAACTGGCGCAACTGGTGCTCAAGGTGTTGCCGGCGCTCAAGGTGTTCAAGGCGCAACTGGCGCAACTGGTGCTCAAGGTGTTGCTGGACCTCAAGGTGTTACTGGTGCTCAAGGCGCTCAAGGTGCTCAAGGTGCCACCGGTGGAGGTGTAACCTCAGTCGCCACGGCTAATGGACTTTCTGGTGGAACGATTACAACTAGTGGTACAATTGGAGTAACTGCTGGGCCAACACTTACGGTCAATACGACTGGTATTCATGTGAATTCCACATTATCAATCGCCGATCTTACACTCTCGGGTAACCTGACAGTTTCCGGTACAAGAACTTACGTGAACACCACAACACTCGACGTTGGTGATAATATTGTTACGCTGAATGCAGATCTTGGAGCTAATCCTCCTACTGAGAATGCTGGCTTCGAGATCATGCGCGGGACGTCTGCCAACGTTCAGTTCGTCTGGGATGAAACAAATGATCGCTGGTCTACAAACAGTCAACCACTTGCTGTTTCGTCTCTTGTAGCCGCAGGTGCTGCATCTGGAATTACCACCCTTGCTGCCGGTAATACTACGATCACTGGTTTTGCCAACGTAACCTCGACGCTACAAGTAGCTGGTATTACTACTCTTAATGCCAACGTTGCAATGGCAAATAATGTGTTAAGTAATCCTAAGCTTGCTTCATACAAAGAAGCAGTTGTTGCCAATACTATAACAACAACTACTCACACTGTAGATTTATCACTATCCAACGTATTCGATTTGACATTGGCCAACGCGTCTATTACAATTACATTTTCAAATCCTCCTGCATCGGGCAATGCATACAGTTTCACACTTCATTGTAAACAAGACGCCACGGGATCGAGAATAATCACGTGGCCGGCTTCTGTTAAATATCCGAATGCTTCGACACCGACGATGTCAACTGGTGCAAATAAAATCGATGTCTTCAGTTTCTTTACCCTCGACGGAGGTACAACATATCTCGGTGCCTTATCTCTTGCAAATACAGGTTAATAAGAAGGTTATACGATGCCATTAAATGTATTTAGAGCTTCAGGTAAGGCTGCTCCAGCCACACAAGTATTCAATGCCCCCGCAACATTCGTCGTTCCTGCAGGCGTATATTCTATAGATATATCTGGTCGTGGCGGCAATGGAAACGCTGGTAATGCAGGCAATCCTGGTACTGCTGGCAATGCTGGTAATCCTGGAAATAATGGGGCCGCAGGAACTGGTGGTGCTGGTGGTACAGCTGGGACATCTGGCAATCCTGGCGCATCAGGAAATGCTGGCACAAACGGGGCCGGCGGAGCTGGCGGTGCTGGTGGTACAGCTGGAACATCTGGAAATCCCGGCGCATCAGGAAATGCTGGCACAAACGGTGCTGGCGGCCCAGGAGGAGCCGGAGGTGCTGCAGGGAATGCTGGGAATCCAGGTGCCACTGGCAATGCAGGTACGAATGGTGCTGGCGGAGCTGGCGGTGCTGGTGGTACTGCTGGAAATGCTGGAGCGACAGGAAACTCCGGCAATCCCGGTACTAATGGTGCCGGTGGTGCAGGCGGTGCTGCTGGTAATGCTGGGAATCCAGGTGCCACTGGCAATGCTGGTAACCCAGGAACAAATGGCGCCGGCGGTGCTGGCGGTGCTGCTGGTAATGCTGGGAATCCAGGTGCCACAGGAAACTCTGGTAATCCTGGTACCAATGGTGCCGGCGGTGCTGGCGGTGCAAGAGGAAATGCTGGGAATCCAGGTGCCACAGGAAACTCTGGAAATCCAGGAAATAATGGTGCCGGCGGTGCTGGTGGCACTGGCGGTAGCGCAGGTACGGGAGGAGGCGGCGGACAAGGTTCAGCCCGACCTTGCGGTGGCGGAGCCGGTAGCGGTGGTAGTCCGGGCGGTGGCTGCGGTTGTTTTGGCACCCCATTTGCGCCTTGTTCTGCCCCCGGCGGCGCCGGAGGCTCTCCTGGCGGAGGAAATGGTGGCTTTGGTGGAAGCGCAAATCTTGGGGGGTGCGTTTGCGGCGGCGGCGGTGGCGGCGGCGGAGGCGGCGGTAGCGGAGTGACTGGTAATTCAGGGAGTGCAGGTGGTGCGGGTGCCAATGGAAGTGCTGGAAATACTGGAGCCGCAGGATCAGGGGCAACTGCTGGAGCAGCAGGAAGTCCCGGTGGAGCTGGGGCCAATGGAAATGCTGGAAATACTGGAGCAGCAGGAACTGGAGCAAACGCTGGAGCAGCAGGAAGTCCTGGTGGAGCTGGTGCCAATGGTAATGCCGGCACAACAGGGGCGGCTGGAACTGGAGCAAACGCCGGAGCAGCAGGAAGTCCTGGCGGTGCCGGTGCTAATGGTAATGCCGGCACAACAGGGGCCGCAGGTACAGGGGCAACTGCTGGAGCAGCAGGAAATCCAGGTAATGCAGGCGCAGCAGGAAATACTGGAGCAAATGGTAATGCAGGAACAGGGGCAACCGCTGGATCTACTGGCAATCCAGGTAATGCCGGCGCAGCAGGAAATCCAGGTGCAAATGGTAATGCCGGCACTGGAGCTAATCCAGGGGCAGCAGGGAGCCCTGGAAATGCCGGAGCAGCAGGAAATACTGGAGCAAATGGTAATGCTGGCACTGGAGCTAATCCAGGAGCAGCAGGAAATCCAGGCGGTGCCGGAGCTGCTGGTAATGCTGGGACTGGCGCAGCAAACGGAAATCCGGGATCAAGTGGAAACCCAGGCAACGTTTCAACGTTTGGTTCCTTAGCTAATTTTCCAGGTGGAACCGGTGGTACTGGTGGGGCTGGAGGAAATGCTACAAACGGAGCAGCTGGCTCGGCCGGAACTTCTGGAAATCCAGGTGGATCAGGCAATCCCGGAAATAATGGGGCTGCAGGAACTGGCGGTGCTGGTGGTACAGCTGGGACATCTGGTGGTATTGGAGGAACAGGCAATCCCGGTAACAATGGAGCTGCTGGTACAGGCGGCGCCGGAGGATCGGCCGGTACTTCCGGAGGTATTGGAGGAACAGGCAATCCCGGTAATAATGGAGCTGCAGGAACTGGTGGTGCTGGTGGTACAGCTGGGACATCTGGTGGTATTGGAGGAACAGGCAATCCTGGCACCAATGGGGCTGGTGGTGCAGGAGGAGCTGGTGGTAATGCTGGTAATCCAGGAGCCACTGGTAATGCCGGCAATCCAGGAAATAACGGTGCTGGTGGTGCAGGCGGTGCTGCTGGTAATGCTGGTAATCCAGGAGCCACTGGCAATGCTGGTAATCCAGGAAATAACGGTGCTGGTGGTGCAGGCGGTGCAAGAGGAAATGCTGGGAATCCAGGAGCCACTGGCAATGCTGGTAACCCAGGAACAAATGGCGCCGGTGGTGCAGGAGGAGCTGGTGGTACGGCGGGTAACTCCGGATCTCCTGGCAACGCTGGTGTAGGCGGAGGCGGCGGAGGCGGCGGAGGCGGAGGCGGAGCATCGGGTTGGACTTTAAAGCAAGGTGGTAGCGGCGCCGGCAATGCTGGTACCGCGGGTAATTCAGGCAACATAAGTGGTGCTACTAACGGCAACGGCGGCGCAGGCGGCAATGGAGGACTTCTTTCGGGCGCTGCCGGTGGTTCAGGTAATGCAGGAACACCAGGCAGCGCAGGAAATACAGGAGCCGCAGGAACTGGAGCAAACGCTGGAGCAGCAGGAAGTCCTGGTAATGCAGGCGCCAATGGAAGTGCTGGAAATACTGGGGCCGCAGGAACTGGAGCAAACGCTGGAGCAGCAGGAAGTCCTGGTAATGCCGGCGCTGCAGGAAGCGCTGGTACAACAGGAGCGGCAGGAACTGGAGCAAATCCAGGAGCAGCAGGAAGTCCAGGCGGTGCAGGAGCCAACGGAAATGCTGGTACAACAGGAGCGGCAGGAACTGGAGCAAATCCAGGAGCAGCAGGAAGTCCTGGTAATGCCGGCGCTGCAGGAAATGCCGGAGCGACTGGCAATGCAGGAACTGGAGCTACAAATGGTGCAGCTGGAAATCCAGGAGGTGCAGGAGCAGCAGGAAATGCTGGAGCGACTGGCAATGCAGGAACTGGAGCTACAAATGGTGCGGCTGGAAACCCAGGCGGTGCCGGAGCTGCTGGTAATGCTGGCACAACAGGAGCAGCTGGAACTGGAGCTACAAATGGTGCGGCTGGAAATCCAGGAGGCGCAGGAGCAGCAGGAAATACTGGCACAGCAGGTAGTGCTGGAACTGGAGCGACCGCCGGAACAGCCGGCACATCAAATCCTGGAGCATCAGGAAACGCTGGTAATATTGGTACTACGACAAATTCAGTATCAGTAAAAGTATACCCATATCAAATAGTTTCTATAAATATTGGAACAGGCAGCGCTAATGGTACGATGAGTGTAACATTTTAGCACAAATAACAAAAAGGAAACAATACATGCTAGTAGGAATTAAAGACGTTTATCTTTATACTGGTTTGACTACGACAGGTGGCAACGACTCTGCTGCAGCCTATCAGTGGCTACAGGATAATAACATTGAGTTTACTCATTTATCATACAACGATAGTAGTCAATACGAATCTGTATTCAATGCTCTAAATACATGGGATATTGGAGAATTTACTGATTTTCCATTTGTCATCTACGATGAAAAACATGACGATTTTACCGCAGTCAAACAAGCATTGATTGGCTTAGATGCCATCACAGAGAGCAACTTAGTCGAACTAGCAGCCCTGTAATTTACATATATATAATAGAGTCATTCATTTGGAACATGTTAACATACAAAGAATGGCATTGGTAATGCGTTGCTATGACAAACTTCCACCACATCTCAGAATATGGATCTCAAGCTTACATTTTAGTTTGCATGATGATCATATTCTGAGAGGTGCGAGCGACGTCGAGCAATGTAAAAAATTTATTGAATCTGGTGGAATACACTATGAAAAACCTGGAAATGGACAAAATTGATGTTTTCGTTTTTTGAAAAGAATGAGCCTAAACTAGAATTTCTTTGCTATGATGATGATTTAGGAAATATACCAGAACCTTATCCTGCCCGCAAACTGATACCAGAATGGTATAAAGCTTTGCCAATGAAGAAGGATGTAGGCTTTGATCAATCTACTCTCAAAAGATGCCCACCTTTTCTTGATGCGATGATCACGGGTTGGATTATTCCACTCGTTGCTGATGTTGAAATCACTTCGAATGAAGATTGTTCGTTCATTGAATACAACAGCAAATATCCGAGAGCAATGATCGAGAATCATTTACAGTGGCAAGTAACATCTGACAAATGCCCCGCTCCACATTTACCAAAACCTCCAATTAAATTCATGAACTGGTGGGCAATCAACTGCCCGAAAGGATACTCACTGTTGTTTGTTCCACCATTAAATAGACCTGATCCAAGATTTACTTGTTTTTCGGGTATGGTAGACTGCGATGGTTATTTTGAGTTTATTAACTTTCCATTTGTTTGGAACGAACCCAATTTTAAAGGTATTCTACCTGCTGGTACACCGTTAATGCAGGTTATTCCAATTAAAAGAGATACTTTGTTTTCGAAAAATGTATGTAGAGCATTCAATGAAACTGAACTGAAAGCACTCAAAGGTACACGTAGAAAGCTTCAAAGTCATGAATCCCATTATCGAGATAATATTTGGGAGCGTAAATAATGGCAGTATATCAAATAGCTCCTTCTCCATCGTTAGGTATACCAGAAATTTCTTTTGCATCATGGCGTGATGGTTTTACTGAAGAAGAGATCGATAAAATAGTTAGTATTGGTGATAGTCTCACGATCAAATCTGCTAGTGTTGGACCTGATAATAAAGTTGAAGAAGCAGTTAGATCATCTAAAATAGGTTGGATAAATCTTACGCCCGAGACTAATTTTATATATGATAGAATTGCTTTCATAGCAAGACAACTGAACGGTGAATTCTTCAATCTAGATATATGGGGATTTGTAGAGGACTTTCAGTATACTATATACGATGGAAAAGACGATCATTATACGTGGCATCTTGACAGAGGTGGAAATGCAACGAATGCGCCTCGCAAATTATCTCTTGTAATACAATTATCTGATCCTTCTGAATACGAGGGGGGAGATCTTGAGATATTTGATGCACCCGTGCCGACTCAAGTCACAAAACAAAAAGGTTTAGTAGTTGCATTCCCGTCCTTTATTTTACACAGAGTAACTCCTGTGACAAAAGGCATTCGTAAAACTCTAGTAGTATGGTTAGCTGGTCCTCAATTTAAGTGAGATAATATGACAAGAGAATGTGGAAGTTGCACGAAGTGCTGCGGTTGGTTAACTGGAGAAGCTCTTGGCCATCAATTTTGGCCAGGAAGGAAATGTCATTTTGTAACTACAAAAGGATGTTCGATACATGAACAACGACCTGAGAATCCGTGCAAATCGTTTAGCTGTGTATGGTTAGGAAATGAAAAGTTTCCACTCGGTCTTGATACTATTCCGATGTGGATGAAACCAGACGAATCAAACGTAATTATGGTTTGGAGACAACACGAAAATCCTGATCTTAGCTTTTTACAACTGCTTGAAGCAGGCGCTCCGCTAACAGCCGAAATACTTAGTTGGGCTATTCAGTATGGTTTGAACAACGGTTTAAATATATTTTATCAAGTCAACAGTGGTTGGAATAAGATTGGAAACCGACTGTTTTTAGATACAGTGATAGAGGCTGATCTTTCCCAATATACATAACATAAGGATTTTATTATGACAGACATACTTGATCAGTGGCAGTATTTTAGCTCACCTATCTATAGTATTATGAAGCCAGAACTTCTTGATTTCTCAAGAGCAGCATCAAATGCGGCGTTAAGGGCCGCGCGCAAAATAACAAAAATAAACGATGTATATCCAGTCGTGCAAGCAGATGTGTCTAACGAAGAAGATCTTCTTCCACTGATACAGTACACATTAAACACAGCATGGAATCTTTTGAGCGATCAAGGATACAACATGAATGGACTTTCGACTTATCTTACCGAATGTTGGAGTCAAGAACACCATAAGTATTCATCAATGGAGTATCATAATCACAGCGACTGTCAGTTAGTTGCTTTTTATTTTTTAGAGTGCCCGAAAGATCCTCCGCGAATGGTGATTCATGATCCGCGACCAATGAAACTTATGTTACCACTATACGAACATAATTCTTCTAACATTACCACAGCAACATCGTCTATTAATTTTACGCCAGTTCCTGGTCAACTAATGTTTGCAAATTCCTGGCTACCGCATAGCTTTACTCGTAACACATCAACCAAACCTTTCAAATTTATTCACATGAACATTGGTACACGTCCGTACATTGAACCTATAGTATATGATGCAACAGCAGAAATAATCTAATATGTCTGAGTTTATGATAAGATTCAATCAATCAAGAGGACAACCTAATCGCGGGACAGAAGATCATGTCTGGCGCGTTTTCGAAGATGGTAAAGAATATCTATGTAAAAATGTTATCATTAATGTTCCAAGCCGTGGGGCAAAGACAGGTCAAGATTGGAATATCTGTTGCGAAGGTACTATGAGCATATGTAAAGACACCTCTACAATTACTATTAACTAAATTATTATCGGTGAAATTATGAACTTAGAATTTTCAGAAATAAAACTTTATAACCCAGGAGTTCTTAAAACAAGAATTCCAGTTTCTATTTTTGCTGAGTTGACTTGTGACTTGCAAAAGCAAGTTGATAATAATCCGGAAAAATACAATACTAATTTAGCTGGGCAATTAGAAACAGAATTTCAGTATGTTATTAACGGGCAGTTTAGAGAATGCATAGAGCAAACGTTTCTTGAATATAGAAGAAAATTTAATTTTTATGAAAATTATAATTATGTCATTGATAATGATGCTTGGGTAAATTTTCAGAAGAAACACGAATATAATCCAATACATTTTCACCACAAAGCTATTTCATGGGTGATATGGATTGCAATTCCTTATGATTTAGAAGAGGAATTAAATATGCCAAATGTAAGAGAATCAAACTATAAAGTTGCATCAAAGTTTGAATTCATTTATAACTCATTAGACGGTGGAATTAGTACGACTCAATTAGATATTGATAAGACATGGGAAGGTTCTCTTATTATGTTTCCAAATTATCTTAAGCATCAGGTATATCCGTTTCAAACTTCAGACGAACATCGTATTTCTATTTCTGGTAATATAGACATTAGAAATTAATTGGGCGAAGTGGAGTTAAGACTACAATTGTCCCAGAAATTGATGAGTATGCTCTTGCGAGAGCCGCTTTTGATTTCATTGACCCAATGGTAGTATCGACTGCCTTCGAAGTATAAGACCGCACCTTCGGTAGGTTGAAAAGACTCGTGTGTATATTTTAACAATTCTTCTTTTAAAACTTCCGGAGGGCTCAGTTCTTTTTCATAGTCTAACCAACTTCTTTCAGAAATACAAAATTCTCCGCCTTCAAGATCGATTGCTTCTAAGTAACACGATATGGTAATTGGAGACATTAATTCTTCTGGTTTCAACTTTTCTCCAGCCTCAATTCTGTGCCGAAGCTTTTCATTAAAATCTACATGAGGCCACAAATCTCCAGAAGATTTATACGCCTGATACCAATATTCAATATGAGTTTTGTTACAATTAAACTGTTCTCTGTCGAGAAATTCAAGCACAGCTTCATCTGTTTTATTTGTAGGCGCATTACGATCAAAGTAATGCATGTTCGTATGCCTATTTAAACCTTCAAGAAAAGTTAAGCGAATATCTTCATCGAGAGTAGATCTACGAATAATCCTCGAGTTTCCATGGTACATTTTCAAATCTTTCAAAAACATATTTAGCAGCCTCTTTATTCTTTAAAGATTTACCAAAAGCCTTGACGAAACTGTTTGGCATTTTCTTATAGGAAGAAGCTCCTGCTTTATTATCACATTCTGCTGGATGTCGAGAAATTTCTAACTCGTCACATATCTGATTGATATTGGTTTGAGTAAAAAAATCCTCATAAAAGAAGTAGAGCGGATTTGCGAACACACTGTCCAAAGCTTCGATAGTTTCTTTATATTTACATGATATGAAATTGCTCATGACAAATCGTGAAGCTAACGACCGATTTGGAATTTTACCTCCTCCAATCATATTCCAAGAAGACCAACTCCTCTGAATAGGATCTCTCATAATATAAACTGGTACTACTTCGATATCGTATTTTAGTAAACCGTTTTTAATAAGTCGAAAGATGTTCTCACTCGAGCCTTCATAATGTGTGAAGTCGCCTGTGACTTGATTTATATTTGAAACAGCCCGAAAAAAAGACTCTATGTCTTTTCTATATTCGCTTACATCTTCTAAGACAGGAACTAAATCGTCTCTCTGAATAATATTCAGTTCTTTTCCCATATCATAGAAATCTGGGTGTTCTTTAAAATACTCATATAACCAAGTAGTGCCAGATTTCTCGGCTCCTACATTCAATAAAAACTTCATAGATTTAATTGTATTAATATATTTCTAAAATTTGGCCCGTGCGTTGGAGAATCTACGTCTTCTAAAAGTTCATAGTTTGCTGCGTTTGCTCGCATACGCAAAGTTCTATGAAAGATTGAATTTGCAGGAATATTTCTATACAAATGTTTAGTTATACCAATTTCAATATTAAAATTATTTTTGGCTGTTACATTTTCTTGATTAAAAACGTAATTTCTAGAACCGTTTTCATCCGGAGCAGTGAGTGAATGTCTGCCATCTAATGTTCCATTTTCAAGGATAAACCCGCTTACAAATCCCATATCTTTTCCAGCTACAGTATCAAAAGCTCTTATCATAATATAAGTATCATTTGCGCCATGAGGATTTAATCCTGGCCACTCATTATTAATTCCGCTTTCAATTAATGTGCGCATGTTGGCTTTTCGTTCGGCGTCAGTTAATGTAGAATTTGCCGGCCAATTCGCATCAATAGCATCCTTTGATCTTTCATACAAGTCATCAAAATCTATTTCTGACAAATCATTTATAACAGTATAAACAATATTCATATCTTAACTCTCTTTGTAGCTATTATGTCTGCGATGGTATTTATCCAACCTTCTTTGCTTGTATCAAATGGTTGTTCGTGGTGTTGTTTATGCATATGTTCTCCACCACTGATAATTCCGTACCAAAATCCCATATCTTTTGGACCGTTTTTATCATGATTTAGAGATGCGATTCCTGTGGACCATATCGACAATGTAGCAGGAACAATGTAAATAAACAAGTATGCTGGTAACGATATGAATAACAATAGAAACGGTAAGAATAACAAAATCCAGTATTTTTCATAGAAGAAATTGGTAATCTTATTACGAATCAGTCTGACTGTTGTTTTCAAATTTATTTGATTCGTGTCATTATTCCAAAGAATTGGAAAAAGTATTTTCCAACCTTGCAAATGGTAAGGATGCGGATCCTTCTGAGTGTCATGATACTTGTGATGATTGTCGTGCGATACACAGAATTCAAGCGGCGAAGCAAATGAACCATAGAATCCGAATGCCGTGCATATGAATTCTACGATAGGATTCATTGTATGCGTACGATGATTGTGGATTCGATGATACGTAATCGATCCACCTATTACTCTCATCAAAAAGAACGCTGTGAGTGAAACAATTATCCATGGAAAAGTTGCATATTGAATCAGAGCCCAGATTGTAATAAATGGGCCTGCTAATTGCGCGAATGTAAGCACATATCTTTTATGAACTTTTAGATTCATAATACGAATCAATCTCTTTTATAATAGACTCTTTGCCAGGATACGAATCAAGTAAAGGCATATGTGTGTCTTCGATACCATAATAATCTTCGTACCAAACAACTTCTTTTTGGTATTTATTTAAATACGCGACGAGTGCACGATAATCATTATACATCAAACCAATATTAAAACGAATGGCATTGGGTTTTAATTCGGGATATACTTTTAGCAAATAATTTGCCATACTTAAAGCAGCGTTTCTCATATTTTTACGAAGTATAAAGAAACTTGCCTGATTGGCTAAAAGATACGAGTGTTGATTTACAAGTACGATGTGTTCACTATGATCTTGTAACAAGTCGGCAAACGAATCTTGCGTAAAATTTGTTTGATGCTTAGTTTCGTGAGTAAGTTGTTTTCTATTACTTTGAATGTGAACAGGATGTAACTCTCCCACAAATGGTAAACTTGTTTTCTCTTGGAGATCCAAGCAAAAACGAGTAGCACCACATCGTGGAAGAGAACAAACGATCATTCTTCATCTTCACTCATAAAAAGAGTTTTCGGCAATTTCACTTTCTTCTTCGGTTTCTTCGAAATAGCAAGAAGATCAATTTTACCTGGAACAACGTCAAGACTATAAGTTCGAGCACGATCTTCAATATCAAGATTAATAAAGTCTACACCAAATTCTTTGTGGAATTCAGAAAGAAGATCTTCTCTGCATGCCTCAAGATATTTTTTCCATTGCCAACGACCGATCTCTGAAAGTATTTTTCTTCTTCGCGCAGCTTTCGCATCTTCTGGCGGAGTTTTCGTATGCCAATTACTCGTGTCTTCTAAGTGATATGAAACCATCTTACTGTGATGGAACATTTTATATCCAGCAGCGTATGACATCATCGTCATCATGACTTCTTCTCCTACAAAGAAGACTTTTGGATCTAATCCGACATTGTCAATCCAATCGACATGCGTAAAGAAGTTTCCTGCCATAATATGAAACGCCGGTCTTGGCATATCAGTCGATGGAATCGCGTCTCCATGTACATCTGGAATCAAAGTATCCGGATCAATAGTATAATACTTGACTTGACAAGCATCATTTTCTTCTTGACAAAGATAAGTTTTAATCTCTCCGTCTTTTTCTTCAATTATAAATGATTTACATGATCCAGTAATGATGACTTTATTGGTTTCACACATATCCATCGCTCTCTTATAATCTTCAATCAGAGCTCGATCCCAATTCATATCATGTAACATATGTGAGTCGACTTGATAAATGAAGTCATACTCGTTTGTGATATTTAACATATTAATATATCTTGCCCAAACACAACCATCAGAGTATTCGGGATCGATTCTTTTATAGATGACATCATCTCGACTTACAAGCACAGGTTCTGTGCACGCCAACGAATCTTCATAACGAGTTTGCTCGAAGATCGAATAGACTACATTATTCCGATTGGATTTGGTTTGCATCATACTCTTGATGGTATGAGGAAGTAAAGGATCTTGATACGAGCATACTGAAACAAAAATGTTCATTGTTTATTCTCTTCTTTTTGCATATTAAATTTCTTTTTTATTCCCATATACTTTCGATAGTATTGCTTATCATCTCCGGGAATTAGATTCATAGTTTTATCTATCATCTCATCTGAAGCTGGGCCAACAGAAGCAGTAATATCTTTATTGAGGAAAGGAATGACGTGCAACAAAGGTTCTCCCGCTTTAATGTGAACGTTACATTCTCTTTTCGGCATGCAAATGAAGTTTGTAATATGGAAACTCTTATAGTCTACCAAACCAGGAGTTATGTATAGATCTTCAAGAAAAGTAGAATGATAAAATGCAGGCATTAACAATGCGCTAATGTTTTTTTGAGTAAAAATTTTCCAAGGAGATGGAAATAAGATTGCTG